CTACCAATACCTACCTTGTCAGCCGTCACAACAAATTGCTGTAATGTTCCAGTGGATGAACGATTTTGTGGATTAACAGCATTCACGCCTGCGATCGTAAAAATATCGCCTTTTTTAACAGTCGGAGTAGCAACACTGAATGTATCCATACTGATAACGCTATCACCTTCAATAACTGTATCGTTTACCGCGCAAGTTAAGTTACCCGAATCGCCAGTGGTGTGTGTATTAATATTTTGATCCATGTAGATTTCTTTAAAACCTAATGTATCCATACCCATCATGCCTTTACGATATTGTGCATCGAGTTTGCCACTGGATTGAAACAGCTCTCTTAGACCGTTTACTAATGAAGCATTGCCAGCAGGATTAACAGCTAGACAGCGCTGACCGTCACGCGGTGTTGCCATTTCATCCATCACTTGATTGGCATCTAAAAGTATTGAGGCTGTGGCAGGTGGTGTACCGAGTGTACCGACAGAGCTGTAAACGTCTTTATATAAAGCCAACCCATCAAGATCGATTTTATTTGCGACAGTGGCCATTGCAGGCTTTAGTACACGCTCAGAAAAATCACTGATATCAAGCGTTAATTCTTTTGATGTAAAATTAACATCAACACCGGCTTGTGTATCGAGTTGTAAATCAACTTTAGTTTCAGTGTGATCTTGAACGTTGAGAGCGGCACCCGTGCGAATGGTATAACGTGCAGGTTTTCGAATACGTAAAGTGTCACCTATCTTTGCGCCATCATTTGCAAAAGAGGCATCGTATTCTTTGTTGGTGTTGCGGGCGAAGCCCAGATTATTAACCAGTATGCGCAGAGCTTCTCGCGTAATCTGATCAATCGTGAGGTTAGTATTAGCCATTTCTGACTCCTGAAAATATTACCCTCCGTACTCTTTTTTATTCATATACGCGGCGTAGTCTTTCATCGACATTTTTGATAAATCAGCAATGGGAGAATCAGCGCCAGCAGTGGGAACGATTGGAGCGGGGGCACTTGAAGTGTTGGATTGAAACTTGTTTCCAAGTTTGTCGATTTCTTTTACCTGGGCAGCAAGCTTCAGTTTTGAGATGCGCTTAGCTTCAGGTAAGTTGTCACCGAGAAAATAGGCAATGTCACCCGCATGATCAGACTCCATGATGCTTAGCGTCATAATGTCGGTCATATTTTCGAGCGGAATTGCTTTTAATTTTTTGTCAAAGTCGCTGTATTTGTCTTCTGCCAAGTCAACCTGATCAAGCCAGTGTTCTCGAACTTCGTCCGGCGCAAAGCTTTTTTGCGTAGACTGTTCTTGATAAGCAGGCGTAGGTTTCTCTTCAGCTTTTGCAGGCTGTCGCCAGTCATACAATGCGTCTTCATAATTTTCTTCGGTTTCAAAATCAACCCTATCCGGTCTTGCGGCTGGCGGATTAATCACACTATCCAGTTTTGTTTCAAGTGTGGTAAATTTTTCGTTTTGTTTAGTTAATAAATCAGCCATCTGCTGATTGCGCTGTTCAGATTCGCTCAGTTTTCGCCTTAAGCGCGCTTTAGCATTCTGGTTGCGAGATTTTTTAGGTTCCGTTTCAGTCGGCGTACCATCTTGCTCAGTACTTTCGACGTCAACGGTTTCCTCAGAGAGATTCGATTGCGTATCATCAATGGATTCATCAATCTCATCGTTTTCTGGTTGTGCTTGTGCTTGTGTTTCGTTATTCACTTATTCTGCCCTCTATTTTCGCTGCCTCTACGCGGCGAACAACTGCAAGTGTGTCGTCATTTATTATTTTCGCGATCTCTCCTTCTCGATATCCTTTGTTATAAAGATAAACAACCATCTCGTTTTCAATTTTTCTGTAAACAAGCTCCAGTGCCTCTTCCTCTTTTTCTTCTTCCTGATCGAATATCTGCCGCCGATACTCTCTTTTATCAACTGCTGAAAGCCGGCAGATACAAGCAGTTATCATTAACATTCCTGGATCTTCGTCTTCCGCCTCTATTAACCTCAAAAGATGCTTTAGCTGTTCAAGATCATCAATCTCATTAGTTTCTGATTGTGTTTCTTTATTCATTTTTATTGCCCTGGAACACCTGGTGGTATGTTCCCTTGTGGTAGGTTGTTAGTGGGTGGTGGTAGATTGTTAGTGGGTGGTGATTGTTGAGGTGAACGCGCAACAGGCGCGTTAATTTGTTGCTCTTCATTTAGTTCACTAATCAACTGGAGCACCTGACTTCGAGTGTCGTAATTTGCTGTTTCAAGCAGTTTGAGTAATTCAACTTCTAGTGAGTCATCATCATTTTCAGCTTTTCTTATTTTTGACATGCGATCGGTTTGCGCTTTAAACATGTCGAGCTGATACCGCTCACCATTGAGTGCGGCCTGTACGGCTTTTTGTGTTTCCATTTGAATTTGTTGCTGCATCTGCTGCATCGTCGGACGATTGTCTTTTAATCGTTCAGCAATCTCGTCCGCGCCAGGCCAATCCAAATTCTTCGCAATTAAATCGATGATCTGTCCCGCGAGTTGCGGTGCATATTGAATGAGTTCCATCATGCTCTCGGACGCCATTTGACGCTGCGTTGTGTACGACGCACCGACATCAACAGCAATGTCATACTTACCTAATGAAAGGTCATACGCTTTTATCCATTGCTGAGTATCTCGATCGAAAATTTCCTGATTGATATTAATGACTTCTTCTTTGTCATCCGGCGTCTGAATGCGAACGGCGCGTGCTGTGTCGTAAACACGGGGGATCATGTCGACAAGAATTTCATAGGTATGTTGAAGACTTAATGCGCGATTATCATGATAATGATAAGTCCCGACATCACCTTCTACTTTTCGAGCGTTAATCGCTTTTCCCGATCGCTCATTACTGGGCGCGCCAAGTGACGCTTTATACATACCACTTGATGCGTCAATGTCTTGATCGGCAATCTGCGACTCACTGATCCAGCCACTGGAAGGTTGAGGGGGTGCCTGGCGCATCGGCGGCGGCACACCAGGTTTATTTTTATAGGGCAACATCGAATAGTTTTTTACATTCGCGTTTTCCCAAACCTGTTTGTGATTGCCGATTTGTGATTCTTCAATAACCCAGGGTGCTTTTGGAGCTAATGCAACTTGCTCAAAACTGGCTGTTCGGGTGTAGTTATAAATGCGCTGAGGATCTTTTGCATAACGTATAACGCCTCGGTAAATCGTCTCGCCATTAACATTTAATTCCTTACCGTAACAGGGAATAATCGGAATGAACTTTGAGGGAAACAACGTCTCTTCAAAAACTTCGTTTGAGCTTAATTTAAACCACTCGACTTTGTAGGAGATTGCCGTGCGTTTCTTGTCAGGCGTAATACCGCGTTCCATCAATTCGTCGCGAATGTCCATTTCGTCATCTTTTACACGAAGCACACCTGCGCGTGTTCTCCATATCTCAATTTCAACTTCTACACGACGAAAGTATTCAGCAATACGCACTTTCTCGCTATCAAACCAAAGCGATTGCTCTTCACCTATTCCGATCTCCCAGTTAGCATTAGGATACTCATCCTTATCAACCATCGTGGTAATAAAACCCCACATCGCATCTTTTTTCGTCACCTCCTGTGCAGCGGGATCGAGATAAACCCGCATTGAATTATTAATGCGGCGAATTTTTATATCTTGATCAAATGAATCATCATCGTTGTATTCTGTTTTTATTGACCAATAACCAAAGCCGTGTCCCACTGCCTGATCAAAGGCGATGTCGTAAGCGCTTTTTGCATTTGATATGGATTCGATATTTTTAATAATGCCCGAGTAAACTTCGGCCAATGTGAAATTGCGACCCGGTACGCGTTCGGTAAAAGAATTGGTTGAATCCAGTGGGCGGATAACTGCACCCATCCGATTCATCCGCTGATCTCCTGTAACCTGATCAACACGCTGCTCTAACTTATTGACTGTTAAACAAGGTCGCCCTTCATGCTCCCTGATACGTTTAATGCCATCCTCCCACTGATCACCATTTCTAAAATCAATGTCATCTTGTGCCAGTGATCGATTGTCCATCTCAGCATCGGCTGCGATCTTAAATCGTTTAATCGCCTCTTTAACGATCTTCTCGTATTTTTTACCTTTAAGTGGTTTCATGCGCTCATCCAGCCAGCACTGTCCTGATTACTGGATTTATAAACAGGCGTCGCATTTTCTTTTTCAGCAAAGCGAACCGATTGAACGGCGTACCGTGTTGCGGCCATTAAATCATCATCACGATCGACAATTTTCTTATCCTTATGATGGTAATTTCGAAACTCTTCCAGCCACTCAAATAAGTGACTAGCTACTTTTAAT